TTCTTTTTCTGCTTGCTCTTTATCAAGCTCCTCAAGCTGTCTCGCCTTTTCTTTTTTGCCTAAAGTACTATTCTCTATAGCCTCTCTTTCGGCCTGATATTCGTTGTTTATTTCGTCAAGCCTGTTCTGTGTAAACATTGAAAAAATAGAACCGAGCTTGTTTACTCCATCGACTATAAAATCCCAAGTTTGTTGAAATATGTTTTTTCTATATTCAGCGACTTTCCTTTCGTTCTCTATACGCCGATCTCTATACTCATCATCAAGTTTGGCCTGCTTTTTAAACTGCTCGAAATTTTCTTGCTCTTTTATTCTGTTTATTTCAGTATTGTAATATTGCTCAATGTTAGCTTTATCGGCTCCGGTCTCATTGGCAATTCTAAGCGCTTCATCGCGCTCTTTTTCTAAAAGCTGAGTTCTGTTAAGCGTTTGCTCGTCTACTAAATCAGTATATTTTTTTTCAAGCTCGTATCGCCTGTTTGACAAATCTTCAAGGTATTGTCTTCTTCTTTCAAGTGATTTATCTTCTTCTGGATCTTTTAAGTTTGTATTTACAACTGTATTTTCTAAATCCTGTATAGCTTGATCTGTCTCCTTGGCTTGTAAATTAAGATCAGATAAAGCATTTTCAGCTTGTAAAGATTTGCTTGAAAAAGATCCGGTAAACTCTTGGCCTAAATCAGCCAAATTCGTTTCAAGCTCCTTTATTTTTTTAGATACCTCAGCAAATCTCTCTTCTCCAATTACCTGCCTGTCCATTAAGGCAAGTTCGTTGTACAAAGGAATGATCTCTTCAAGGTCTTTTTTCATCTGAGAGACTTGTTTAGCCTCTACCTTTTCGCCTATTTCTTCCTTCCATTTTTGCCAAGCTTTAGTGGTTTTGTAAACTGCTATACCAATTGCACCAATAGCAATTGCAGCAAGCACAAAAGGGTTTCCAGCCAATGCAATAGTAAGCCTTCTAATGGCTGAGACCAATAAGCCAAGTTGCTTTACGGCTCCACCAAGACCTAAAACCATTGGGCCTATTGCAGCGGTAATGCCGAGTATTGACAAGCCTGTTTTTTTAGTATTACTATCAAGATCACCAAGCCATTTAAAAAACGATCTGACAGCGGGGATTACTTTGTTTTGAATAATCGGAAATAACTCATCTCTTATTACTGGGATAAATTCAATTGCCAATTGTTGCCACGTTTTTGTAAACTGCGCTGACATCTGAGACACTTCAGCCTTAAACTTTGCAGCACTTTGTAAACCTTCCTGACTTAAAACAACACCAGTATCATGAGCCTCTTTTCTGAGCCTGTTGAACTCATCTGCAGATAGTCCAAGGACAGGCCCAAGGGCTGACAGCCCTTCCCCGAAAAGTTGCTGCGCAAGCATATTACGGGTGGTCACATTTTCGACACCTTGGAGCCTGTTTATAATTTCAGGAAATAACTCGTTCATGTCACGAATATTTCCCGAAGCGTCAAACACATTGACACCAAGCATTTTTATAGTATCGTAAGCTTTCCCACCTTCTTTTATTATCTGTGACAATCGGCCCTGAAATTTGGTAACTGCACCGGTAAGAGTGTTGAAGTCAACACCGGCAGCACAGGTAATGTGTTCAAGTTCTTGGAGGGTATCAGTTGACAGACCTGTAATGTCTTTTAGATCCATCATGCTATCGCCATACTCTGCGGTAGCAGTGGTAATCAAGCCTAGCCCAGTAAGTAGTCCAGCGGCAGGACCAGAGGCAAATTTTGTAATATCTTTGCCTATGGCTGATATTTCTTTACCGGTTTTTACAAGAGACTTAGAAAGAGCTTTTGCGTTTTTGTCAATACCTGCAATTGCTTTATTAGCAACGTCAACGCCGTCTATGGTGATTGACGCAAATAAATCAAATAGCTCTTTCATATCCCCTCGCAAACCGCCTTAATGCTTCGTCTCTTATGGCGTAAGCCCTTCTTATTTCGTCCTCTCTTTGCTCTTTGTTCATTTTTGGTTGTTCATCACCAAGACCCAAAGAGTCAAAGAACGAGTAAAGACTTTTGCCATTTCCTGCACCTAACAAATAAGCTGTTAATGCAGCAGATTTATTAAGTTCTTTTTCTCTTTCGTAAGCCTCTAATTCAAGCTGATCTCTAAAGAAAATGAGTTCTGAATATTCAAGATTCTCAAATTCTTTTTTGGAAAGCTTAAGGTAAAGTCTTACCCTTTCTTCGCCTCGGACAACATATTTTTGAACTTTGACATCTTTTTGAATAGCGCCGAGGCTGCATTGAAAAAAGTGTCAAAATCCTCTTTGCTGGTTATCTGATCGAGTATTACAAGCTCGGTTGAAAAAGGTAAAGTATAGAATTCTTCAACTGTCAACCCAACAAGATCAGCAAACCAAGCTCTTGTCTCTTCCTCAAGGTTTTGAAGCAAGGAAAGAAAAACCCTTACACCGATTGCGGCATAATTTTCTTTGTTTAATCCCTCTCCGCTTCCTTTTTCTTTTGAAGAAACAAACATTTTTAATAGGGATTCATCACCGGTCTTTGCTACAACGCTGATTATTAAATCTGCAAGTTTAATTCGATCTTTTACCGTAAGATCTCGAACTTTAATTTTTGTTGCCATACTGTTCTCCTGTTACCTTAAAGTTATTATTATTTGTCTATCGGTATGTACATTTCAAAGGGTACTTCTCCAAGGCTTGCAGAATCAAAATGCGCTTCAAATGTAATCGCCATAACCGCCTCATCTTTTTCTTTTGCGGAAATTGAGAGAGGGCCAGATGACAATGCATTTTTCAGAACTATAATTGCATATTCGTCTTTTTCATGCATTTTACATACAAAAGCAATATTTTTGTATTCAGCCAATGCAATTTCAAGAGTAGGCACAATCTTGTCATGCGTTTTTGTTCCCGGAGATGCAGGGTAGTCTTCAGATGTCAACCCAACAGTTGAAGCTTTGGCAGTACCAACAGTAACCTCAAGCATGTTTACTGTCAACTTTGCGTCAGCTGACAAAATTCTTTTGTAGCCTTTAACTTTGCCAGGAGCTCCATCAACAGGCATATCTCTTACTTCTGGAGTATACTCAAAACTGTTCCCTCCACGAGTGGCACCGATAACAGTACCCATAGAAGATGGGCTTGTAAATCCAGTGTAAACAACTCCGGCGTCTAAAAGCATGTGCTGAGAAGTATTTGCAGAAATTCCATTTAACATAAAAACCTCCTGAGTTTATATTTGCTTAATCCACTTACTTTCAACTGCTCTTGCATCAAATCTAACGCTATACTGCACCGCCCTTGGATCTTCATTTGGTACTGGTATAATGTCACATTCGTAATGCCTTACATCTGAATATCTTTCACTTGCCAATGAGTAATATTTTAACAGGTACTCAATTCTTTCAACTGCTTGCCTCGCTTGTAACCGGCTACGTTCTGACGTGTGCCCGAAATAATCTATTACAGTTGTAAATTTGCTTACAGCAGCGTCAACACCGTATTTCTCAATCCTGATTACAAGATAAGGGAACGGTGGTGTTTTGGGCTTTTCCTGATCGAATATGCAAGGCTTATTATTATATGTTCCGAGTAGTGATACTAACTCACTATCACCTGCCAACCTTGCAATAAGTTCTTTCTCGTACATCAGAAAATCGGCTCCGCTAAAATTTTGCCAACTTCTTCAGTATTTTCTCTGATAGTCACACCAAAAAACGGCCGAGCGTCAACACGTCCAACCTCTTTTGGAGTTGCTAAAGGTTTTCCATTATATGTTTTCTGATACCTTGGATCTGTTCCGAACTCCATTAAATGCGCATGGTAGGCCGGACGTGCAAAGCCAACCTTTGACTCGTGGCGACTATTTGCGCTTGTAATACCAGTCATAAGGTTTTCACTTATGGATGCTGGTGGCTGTCCTGCTTTAGAATGTTGACCGTAAGGCAAATTCTTTGACACTTTTTCCTTAAGTTTTTCTGTCAATAACTTTGCCGCTTTTTTAGTTTTTTCAGAACAAGCTTTGTCAATCTCTCTTTGAACCTCATTGAGATAAGATTTAAATTCACCGGCAATTTTTTTTGGCCCTAAAGCCGAAGGTCTTCGTCCGCGTCTTGCCATTATCTTCTTACCTCGTTGCAAACGACAAATTTTTTAAATCCGCGCTCTCGTATATCTTCAACGGTAAGAATCTCAAATATTCTTGTACCGTATAGTATTCTATGATTTTCATTTATGTCAATCTCACCACGAAATTTTACATAGTGAGTTGCTTCAACCTGAACAGATTTGTATTTAAACTTTTGTTCTGCTCTCATCGGGCTTAATTCGGCCCAATAAGTGCCGATCGTTGACCATGAGTGAGTAAAGCCACCTTCGCCATCAGAAACCGGAGTATCAGCTTGTACAGTCAATCTCTTATTTGCGCTTGATGCAAAGGATTTTTTAGACTCGCGGTTCATTGATACATCCGATCAGGTCTTAACAGATTAAAAAAGGCTTCAGGGAACTTAACTTCCTCAATCCGGTTCTCATTTCTCCAAGCGCAATAAAACAAAATTGCGTCTTTTACTGTTTCCGGTACATCGGCTGCTGTCGTCCCGTATCCTGCTTTGTATGTGATTTTTACCGCATTAATCTCTCTTAGTGTTACACTTGGCCATGACTTGCCGTATGCGTGCGCTATGCGTGCCGGTTCGCTGTCTAAATCAATAATAAAATCAGTTAAATCAATTGATATCTCAGCGTTTTGGTAGTCGTAATACTTTATTGAGTCAACAGATATTACCGGAGACATAGAAAGCGACAACGGCAATTTTGGAAAATAGTCAAATGACAACTCAAGAGTCTGTTGTAAATAAGCCCGCCTCTGGAATCCTTCGGCTTGCTCGCGTGCCGAGGTGATCCAAGATTGAATGAGCGTATCCTCGATGTCACTGTCAATCCGAGAATGTAGTTTTACATCATCGACCGTGACCGGTTCAACCGTTGGCTTTGTTATTACTCTGAGAGACATTTTATTTTACTCGATTTTCCCTTTTCGGTTCTACCGATTTTTCAGAAATCTTTTTTTCCGGTGTTTCGCCCAGTTTTTTTACCGCCACCTCAACCCTATTCCCGATAATTCCGCACGCTCTCAAGGTTGCCGCTCTTCCACTGGTTGCTTCCACTTCGTCACCTATCATTTTAAATGATCCGTCAATATCTCTAAAAGGTTTAGCTACTTTATATAACATGCTTTACTCCAAGCTATAGAGAGGGGTTTCCCCCTCATTTGTTATGACGCTTCCGCTGCTACTACCTGCTCTGGTTTGTATCGGCTGCCACCTCTTAACAAAATAGCTCCGGTAAGTGCTGCAGCGCTATTTGTCACTCGTACAGCAACGTGAGTAAACCCATTGTTAACATCAAGAGCGGTTGCATCTACTTCAACATAAGCCACTGCGCGCGATGTCGAAGGCACACCAACAGCTCCGGCGCTTGCTGAAATAGTAATAGCAGTGTCGCCTGGCTCTCTTGATGTTAAAGTCAATACCCCTGCATTTGCAGAAGCAAGGACACCAGGTACGCCTGTTACAGATGAATTTATTTTTGCTGCAAGATTTGCGGTTGACGCTGTAGCATCGGCACCAACCGCATACGTCCTTGTATTTGGCACATCGTCTGCGGCTGCAGTAAAAACAAGGCCATTAATAGTTATAGCATCGCCAGCAACATGCACCTTTGCTGATGTCAAAAGAGCGCTTTGAACTCTTGTATTTGCTGTAATAGTTGCTGTTGCAGGTGTCACAACCTTTGCCTCTGTTCCTGCAGCATCTCTGGCTTGCATCACCTGAATTGCACTTGTTACAGCCGCTGCCATAGTACCGACATTAACACAAAAAAGAGCTTTTCTGTGTGTGTCAAGTCTGAAATACTGTCCGGTTCCAGCGCCGCTCAAACTTTCCGGAGTAAGTGCGGTATCAATTTTTATAACGTCTCTTAAACGTTCCATAAAACCTTCTTTCTATAAAAGGGAGGGTTACCCCTCCGGTTAATTACCTAAGAACAACAAATGGCGAAACTGTTGTAACTCCATCCTCCTCAAGTAGAGGTGTAGTCATCATCGGTTGACCGTCAACATTCCAGAATATGTACATTCTGGTAACACCGTTTACTTTCTGAGTATACGGGTCCATGAAAATAGCAAGGCCGGAACCGTCTTTAATTGCATAGTAACTCAAATCAACAAGCATCAGGTCGCCTTCACTGCCAAGAACGGGCGAGCGCGGATTTAAGAGAATTGGCAAACCAAGCAGGGTTGCAGGTTCCTTTTCTCTTGCGTTCGGCTGCCATATCAGGTTATTACCCGCGTCAACCATTGTCATAAGCCGAGGTAAGCATGTTCTTGAAGCAACCCAAGCCAGATTGCCACCCATTGTACGAGAGTACATATTGATAATGTCAGCGTAAACAATACCGTTTGCGTTTGTACGAGCAACTCGAACGGTTGAGCTGTGTCCGATAATCCCAAGGGGCTTCCCTACACCGTCACCACTGCAGAATGCTACTTCTTCAGCGGCTACAATTGCTTTTCTAAGAAGATTTTCACACATCGCACCGGCAACAGCGCTGTTTCTCAGAAGTTTGTCTGAAAGATCGATATATGCAGAAACTTCCTGAGGTTCAATTTTGATGCCTCTTACTCGAGGGTCTCCTGCATCTTGTCGAGCTCCATTCTCTGCTGTCCACTGGACTGTTACACCAGAATAAACTCCAAGCGCATTTGACTGGTCAAGGGCAACGAGATTGATTGCTGCATCAGGTGGATCGCCAGCAGGCAACACTGTTGCACGGGGTCTGAAAATTGCCTGATGAGGTTCGATCATCCTGATCTGGTTTGAAAACTGCTCAGGAACAACTAACCCCATTGAAGGGCCATTCCCCATAGTTACATCACGAGACTCAAGCCGAGAAGGATTGAAACGCGCCTCAACCAAAAACTCACCGAGATTTCTATGATCTTCGTTTGTCATCGGCTTATCTCTTAGCTGGTCTGCCTCCTGCTTTTGCAGATGCTCTTCGCGCTCAATATCAGAGTTCATTGCATCGACTTTTGCGCGAAGCTCATTGTACTTCGTCTCTTCGTCACCGGTTAACTTTTTGTCTGAACGTGCTTCTGCTGCTGTAAGTAGAGCGCGCATTTCTTCCACAACGGCCGCGCGCTCTCTCTTCATTTTTTGAATATCTTTGGCCATTATAAGCCCCTTTCTAAAAGGTAAAGACTCTTTTTTCTGAGTTCGATATCGCTTGTATCTACAACATTTTCAGATTCTTTATATCTGTTTTGAATTTCATTATAACTTTCTTCAGCGCTTCTCAAACCTACTTTTGTTTGAGGATAGGCCGGATTGGTAACTGGACCAATTTCATAGATGGTAGCTTTTACAATTTCCCTATGATAAACCCCTTTTTCGTCTCTTGTAACAATATCCCCTTCATCATCAACAGAAAAAGAAAACGATGCACCTCTTACATTTTTACGATCGAGATTTATTTCCAAATCTTTTCCGTATGTTGTCGGTGGTATTGGAGCCTCGAAGCGCATACCTTTGTCAGTATCTTCAATGGTTAAAGCAGGATTGCTTTTTGTAGTTGCCAATACCTGGTTTGGGTCGTGATTAAAAAAGCTCTTCACCTCAGCACCTGATTTTAAAGTATCTGAGAATGCGCCATTTCTTATTTTTTCTCGAAATCCTGGCCATATTTCAACTTCTTTATTGTAAACAATTCCAACTCCAGAAACAAATCTCTGTTCCTGTGATTCTCCGCTGGCCCTAATCTCTATTTCTTCTATCTCTAAAACTCTATGTTCTACAGGCATTATTCCCCCTGTTCTTTTTCTTTATTATCATTTTCTGTATTGGTATTTGTATTTTGCTTGCTTTTGTCTGGTTTCTCTCTTGCAAATTCAATTGATTGCATGTTAAGCGGTACCATAAAAACTTGGCCTAAACCATTAGGTAAAGGGTTCATATTTTCAAATTCTCTTACATCATCAGGACACAAAAAACCATTATTTAGTCCGGTTTTATACCCTTCGTATCTTTCTTTTAGCTTGCCTCTCAGTAATCCGTCAATTAAAAACTCAACAAACATATCATCTTCATAGATTACTTTTTTGTTAAGCTCTTGTTCTATTTGAACAAGTGAAGGTCTTAGAGAAAAAGCCACAAAACCTATATTTGTTTCCTCAATTCCACTACCCCAAGTGGTATTTTTTTCATGCTCGTGAAGCAAGTTTGCCGGAATGTTCCAAATTCTTGACGCCTCTGATATATGAAATTTTTGAGTTTCTAAATATTGAGCATCTTGGGGAGGTATTCCAATTCTTTCAAACTTT